GCCTCCCTGTATGCCTATGACCTTGAGGGCCCCGGCTCTGTCGCTCCGTACCCTGTGGCCGTCAATGCCACAGCCCCTGTGAAGTTCGAGCGTGTCGGCCTAGACCTCGATGAGCTGGACCAAGACCTACGGAACTACAAGCTGCTCAGCAGCCTGTACCCGCAGGCCCGTGTGGACACGGCAGGCGGCGAGTACCTACAGGTGTCTGTGGGTGCCTCGGATAACCCCAACGACCTCAACCCGGTCTGGGGACCGTATCAGCCCTATGACGGCGTGACGAAGTACAAGCTCGACACGAACGTGGCGGGCCGCTGGCTAGCTATCCGTGTCCTCTGGGAAGACTGGCACAGCTTCACGCTGACCGGCTTCGACCTCGACATCAAAACCACAGGACAACGGTAACATGCCCGGCACACCAGCTAAACTGGTCACCTACGTCCCCCGGCCCTTACCGACGCTGGGGAACAACGAACAGCTCTACCTTCAACAGGAACTGGCGGCCATCTCCAACGCCATCACCGTGTTGACGGCGGCCATTAGAGCCGTAGAGGCCCGCCTTGTCTCTGGCGGACTTTGAGCACGTAGCTCTCCATAAGGCGTTCGAAACCGACTACGCTCTGTTCGAGCTAGAAGAGTTGCGGAGACCCTGCGACGGTGCAGTTATGCTCCTCGTCCATGCACGCTTGGCGCGGTGGTCTCCGCGCATCTTCAAGGAATGCCTCCACCATTGGCAGCTATTCCGCACTGTCGTGACTAACGACTTATTCGCTTCCCCACAGGTCCATGACCCCAAGTGGGAGAAATTCATTACAGCTTTCGGCTTCCAACCGCTCATTGCAGCGGCCCCGTGTAACGACGGGGAGATGAGGCCCATTTGGATAAATTATGGGAAGCAGTTCCACCCAACAGCAACAGTCCTCCACGACCCCGTGGGGCCCGCAGGCAGCAGCGCTGCAGACGGGCTTCAATGCGGCCGGTAATGCCCTAACGCAGTCTCAGTCTGCGGCGGGCCACGGCGCTCCGACCAACTACACGGCCCAGTTCGACCCGGCTCTTATCGGCCAGTTCAACAACATGCTTGGTTATGCCAACAACACCAACACTGGTGCTCTGAACCGAGCAGGCAACAACGCGGCCACGAGCGGCTCCAACGCCTCCTCGGCGGCCCTTAGCCAGCTCCTTGGCTATAATCCCTCCGCCCAAAACAACCCCTCCTCCCTGATCGACCAAGCTAACCAGTACGTAGCGGGCCAGAACATCCCGGGACAGGTCAAAGCGGCCATGCAGGGCGCGACCGAGACTGCCCGTGACGTGACGATGCCCGGTATCGCGCAGAACGCGGCCGTGGGCGGCAACTCGGATAGCTCCCGTCGCGGTATCGCTGAGGGCCTCGTGCAGCGCGGTCTCGCTGAGCAGTCTGCCAACATGCAGAACTCGATGCAGGGTCAAGCCTTCGGGCAGGGCCTCTCGCTTGCCAGCTCGAACGCCAACGCCAACAATCAGGCATCGCTCCAAGCGGCTGTCCAAGCGGCCAACGCGGGCAACTCGTCCCTCTATGCTGGTACAGGCGCTGTCAACGGCGCTATCAACGGTATGGGCGCGCTGTTCGGAATGGGCTCCAACGCCGGTCAGGGCCTCACGGCTGCCAATCAGGCGAACCTCACCAACCAGAACCAGCAGTATCAGGCGGGCGTCAACAACCCCTACGGGCCCCTCGCGCCATACATGCGGCTCATCGGCTCGCAGCTCTACGGCAGCAACACCAACGGCACCAACACCACGCAGAACGACCCCGGCTTGGCAGGCATCCTTGGCGGGGCGCTTGGCGGCGCTGGCTCGCTGGCATCCGGCCTCGGTAGTCTCGGTTGGGCTCCGTTCGCTGTATGATAGCTTTAGACACAGGCGTTTGCGTGCCTGAGAGCGGAGCTACACTACAGCTACAGCAGTCACAGCTAATTTCCGGCACCAGAGACGTACAGATGTTCCCCCTCGGCACACCTGAGCTTCCTCTGCCTGCCGGAATACTGCGGCTACCGCTTGCGCGCGGTGTATTCCATTTCAGGCCCCAGAAAATTGCACCTGCTACCATTTCTGCGCTCAGCACACAGGGCCGTGAGAACGAGTTTCTCAACCTAGGCCCCTACTGCAAACACGACATTATGCTCCGCGCCGCACAGGGCGAGGAGGTTCAGTGCATCACCGAATACACCGAAGACGGTGTGGAGGTGCGCGCAGCTATCGGTACGCCCTCGACGGCTGACGAGCAGCTAAAGTATTTCAATTCGACCAAACACAGTCCAGACAGCCAAATCGTCATCGGAGGCTTCCCCGAACGGGTAACGGCACTGTTTCCCGACTTGTAGGACCAACAATGGACCCCACTGACCTAATCAACTACCAAAACGCCATCAAGAGCATCGAAAGCTCTGGTGGCAACTACGGGCTCACAGGGCCTAATGTTCGGCGCAAAGACGGGCGCATTGACAATGCCTACGGTGCCTATCAGGTCATGGGTGACAACATCCCCTCTTGGACCCAGAAGCACTACGGTCAATCACTGACCCCCCAGCAGTTCCTGCAAAACCAGCAGGCCCAAGACGCCGTTTTCAATGGCGAGTTCGGCAGCTACGTGCAGAAGCACGGCAACCCGCAGGACGCTGCGTCCATGTGGTTCTCCGGTCGCCCTCTGGCGCAGGCGGGCAACTCAAGCGACGGCTACAACACCGTCCCGCAGTACATCCAGAAGTTCAACAAAGCTCTTGGGCAGGGCGGCGGCGATGCTCTCTCTGCCATCCAGAACGCGGCCCCCTCCGCTGGCGGCGATATGCCCCCGGGTGCCCTCGGCTTCGCGGCTGCGGGCCAAGGCGCACTGTCGCAGCAGGCTCCTCAACAGGCGGCCCCGGACTCCGGTGTCCTGTTCAAAGGCGAGCCGCCCAACAAGCTGCACACCATCGGCTCCACGCTGGCTAACGTCGGCGCAGCTATAGCTGGCATCAGCAACCCGGCGCAGGCCAACAGCCTCCGAGGGATCGCCCAAGGCATCGCAGAGCACGCCCACGGTAAGTTTCAGTACCAGATGGGCCCCAACGGGCAGCTCCTCCGCATCAACAAAGAAACGAACGCGGTTGACAGCATCGCCATCCCCGATGCCCAGAAGGCCGAGTTCAAGCCCATCATGGGCAAGGACGAGAACGGCAACCCGACGCTACTCGGCGGGTACAACTCGACTACCAACGAGTACAAGCCTATCGGCGGCGGCAACGCAGCCCCGGGCCCGACGTTCGGCGGCGATCCCACCCTCACAGGTCAGGAGCGCTACGACAGCCTCACATCTGACGAAAAGAAACAGATGGACGCTTGGAAGGCCGGAACCGGCATCCAGCCGTCCCAATATTCCATGCGTCAGCCGAAGGTGGCTAAGATGGTCGAGGCGGCTAACGCTATCGGCATCGACATGACTAAGTACGGTGAACGCCAAGCGTTCCTGAAAGGCATGGCCTCTAAGAACCCGACTACTGCGGGCGGCCAGTTCATTTCGGCCCCAACCGTCATGGATCACTTGGAGAACGTAGCTAACGATTACCTGAGCCTCGGCAACAGCAGCGGCGGCGGGTACTCGACTGGCGCTACCATCGCCAATGCGTATAAGGATGCGCGCGGAGGAGTTCCGAGGGAAGCCCTGCAGACCAGCGCAGACCGCAACACCGACACCGCATCTAAGGAAATCGTGTCGTTCCTCACCAGAGGACACGGCGGCGTATCGGAGCGGCAAGACACGCACACCAAACTCTATATGCCCCGCTCTGCCCCTGAAGTGCAGGCGGCTGCCCTTGAAGCGTACCGCAAGCAGGTCGCTGACCGCTTCTATGAGCTGGTTGACGGCGCAAAGGGCTCAGTTGGTGAAGACCACCCGGAGCTGGCGAAAGCCGAAGCGGCCTTCAAGGCGAAGGACGCATCGCTTCAGCAGAAGATTATGCAGCTAAAGGGCGGCGGCAAAGCCCCAACAGCCCCAACAGCCCCCGCTGCAACAGCAGCTCCCCCGATCCCCAGTGGTTGGAAAGTCTACTAACTAGGAAACACATGCCTACCTTTAAATTTGAAAGCCCGGAGGGCAAGACCTACTCGGTTGACGGCCCCGAAGGCGCAACAAAAGAGCAGGCATTCCAAATCCTACAGCAGCAGCTCGGGGGTGCCAAACCAGCGGCTCCCCCAGAGACCCTAGCGTCCGATACCCTCAAGAGCGTCGGCTCAGGCCTCGAACACGGCACCGCTACGGCCCTCGGCTTCCCCGGTGACATTAGGGACCTAGCTAAATCAGTAGCCCCTCAGGGCCTTATTGACGTTGTGAAGCATACCGGCATCGGGAAACTTCTCAAGCAGATGCCCACCTCTCAGGACGTGCTTAACAGTGCCAGCGACCCGATGGTGGACCCGAACTACGAGCCCCAGTACGCGGGTAACCGCTACACGCAGGCCATAGCTAAGAACGCGGGCCCCGGTCTAGCTACCGGCATGGGCGTCGGCAGCACCCTGCTGTCCGCTATCGCGGGCCAAGGTGCATACGACCTCACCGGCAGCCACCTTGCGGAAGCAGCCGCTTCTCTCGGTGGCGCAATCGGCCCGCAGGTGGCTATGGCCCTAAAGGCCCGAAAGGCCCTGCAGCCCCTCAAGGACGCTGCGGCCGTAAAGGCTGAGGCTAACGCGGGTTACGCAGACCCGCTACTAAAGAACACCACTGTAACCCCGCAGGCGACTACGGGCGTAGCTGCAGATATGCAGTCGGCGCTGGATAACGCAGGCTCACGCTTCGCGCCCACGCAGGCCCCTAAGATCACAGGCGCTATTGAGAACCTCGGTAACCCGCTCCCCAAGACCGGCATCGGTCCAGCGGCCCCCGTGAGCATCGAAGACCTCCATGTCCTCCGCAAGCAGTTGGGCAAAGAGGGGCGTGTTACGCAGGACTTCAAGCCCACCGAACAGGCCGTGGCTGCGGGCACAGCTAAGAAAGTGCTCGACGACTACCTGAACAACATCCCGTCCAAAGACGTAGTTGGTGGTAACCCCATTGACGCCGTGCAGACGCTCCGAACGGCTAACGCCAACTGGGGTGCCGCCTCGAACGCCAATGAGGTTGGGAGGCTGATCAATAACGCTATTATCAGCAACAGCACTGTGGGCTCCGCTAAGAACCTAGGTAACAAGCTACGACAGGGCTTCGCCCCCCTGCTCAAGAACGATGCGCAGAAGCTCGGCGGCCAAGGTGATGACATTGTTGACATGGTTCGTGGTGTTACCGGTGGTGACACATCTACCAACCTACTCCGCGAGGCCAGCAACAGGCTCGGCGGAGGCGGTGGTATTGCTGGGACCATGATCGGACACGGCATTGCGAATATGGCTGGCGGGGCCGCGCTGGGGCCAGCGGGCCAAGGGGTAGCGTCCGTTCTAGCCTCGATCCCCGGATCGTTGCTGCGGGCGGCTGCCAACCGGCGCACCCTCAAGGCGGCGCAGGGCGTGCAGGACGCGATCATCGCTAAGGCACCAGCTAACGCACACATCGTTGCTGGAAACCGCTTAGCCAAGGCGGCCAACAAGGCAGCCATTGAGCGCGCTATCACCAAAGGCGGTCTCCCCGCTGCGGCCCTGCTGCTATCGAGGCTCAACGGTGGCTAATGAACAAAATCTCAGGCCGTTCACCAAAGAGCGTTGGGCGACACCTGAGTATCGTGAACGAATGAAAGAGCGGGACGCCAATCTCAAGAAGATGCGCAAGGAAGACCCTTGGCGCGTGAAGTCTTGGGGCGTCCCTCTCGGCATAGGGGGCAAGAAGGCCGCCATCCCGCTTTGGCGGGCCGCGCATAAACTTGCCGACAAATATTTGGATTACATGAAAAAGACAGACCAAGCACCATCCAACATGGACGTGAAGGTTATCGAACGCCCGAACATAATCCCACACACCGAAATGGTCGTGCCGGATAGCGAAGAAGAGATGGCGGTAATCGCCCTACGCGAACTCTTCCTGTTAGCGGTGGGCCCGACCGCAATCCCCGAAAAGATCAAAGCGGCCAATGCCGTGCTCGCCTACACCAAGACGAAGCCGGAAGCCGTATCGCGGCTTAAGGTGGAGAAGGCTGAGGACTTCCTCGACCTGATCGCTGAGGTCAGGACCACAGAAGATGACACCTAAGCAACTTGAGACGCGCAAGCGCCTCCGCGACGACTTCGCTTTCTACTGTGAGAACTGCGTCAAGATCAGAACCAAAGACGGCACCATCGCGCCGCTGATCCTGAACCCCGTGCAAGAGCGCTTCGTTGAGCGCATCGCAGATCAGATGCTGCGCACGGGCAAGGTCCGCATGGTGGTCGTCAAGGCCCGACAGCAGGGCCTGAGCACCGTTATCAGCGCGTGGCAATACTGGTGGCTTAGCCAGCGAAAGGCCCAGAAGGGTCTCGTGATGGCCCACGTAGCCGAGAGCACCACGACGCTCTTCGACATGTACCACCGCATTCACTCCAACGTCCCCAAGATTGTCCAGCCCACCACGAAGTATTCTTCGCGGACTGAGCTGGTGTTCTCGGAGCTGGACAGCGCTCTCCGCGTTGCTACGGCGGGCGGTAAGGGCGTGGCCCGGGGCGAAATGCTCAACGTGGTGCATCTGTCCGAAGTGGCCTTCTGGCCGGATACGTTCGCGCAGAACAACTTCAACGGCCTCATTCAGGCTGTGCCCGACAGGCCCGGTACCGCTGCGTTCCTTGAGAGCACAGCTAACGGCATGACCGGCGTGTTCTACGCCCAATACAAGGCGGCCCGCGAAGGCATCAGTGGTTACGAGCTATTCTTCTCCGCTTGGTTCGAGAGCGCCGAGTACCGAGACGAAACCTTCCCGAAGGATATGGCCCCCACCCCGGACGAAGAGAAGCTAGCGGCTGCCTACGACCTCGACATGGCACAGCTATGGTGGCGCAGGCGCAAGGTAGCTACCAACGGTTTGGATATGTTCAAGCAAGAGTACCCATCCACGCCAGAGGAAGCCTTCATCTCAACCGGCCGCCCTATCTTCAACCCCGACTACATCGTTGAGCGGCTCAAGACCCCCAAGACGCCAATCAAACAGATGGCAGTTGAGGAAGTCTATGACCATCAGACCAAGAAGCAACTACCGCTACGTAAACTGCGGGATCACCCCCGTGGTGAGCTAAAGGTCTACAAGGAGCGCGATGCCAAAGAAACCTACGTTATTGGTGCGGACATTGGCATGGGGCTGCGAAGTGGTGTTAAGGGTCGCCCTTCTGACCCTTCTGTTGCTCAGGTTCTTGATAGCCAGCTACGGCAAGTAGCCGTGTGGCGCGGCACAGTCCACCCCGACGTGTTCGCTGAGATATTGGTCGCACTTGGGTACTATTACAACGAAGCACTCTTAGTACCAGAGCGCAACAATCACGGCCTCGTCACCTGCGTTGAGCTACGGGACCGGCAGTACCCCAACCTGTACCTCGACGTGACTGAGGGCTCCATCGAGCCCGACCGTGAGACGCTGAACATCGGCGTTTTCACGAGCGAGAAGACCAAGCCGCTGATGATCGACAAGCTACGTGCTTTCGACCGCAATCGCGAAATCGAAATTAACGACACCCAGACGCTCAATGAGATGCTCACCTTTGTGGTGACCGAGAGCGGCAAGATGGAAGCCGAAGGCGGCGCGCACGATGACTGCGTTATGGCCTTAGCCCTCGCTGCCTACGCCAGTGATGGCCGATGGGAGCCCGTCACCGTCACCGACGATTTCTACACACAAGCTATTTAAATTTACTTGAGGACGCATGGCTAAAGGCCAACTGACGGACGACGAAATTTTAGCGCGCGTCCTTTCCAAATCACGAGACGCAATAGGCTGGTCCCAGCAGAAGCTGAGCACCGAGCGAGAGCGAGTTGCCAAGTACCTGAACGGAGAGTGGCCCCGCCGCAGCTCCGAAGGCTCTTCCACCTTCGTATCACCGGACGTTTACGACAGCGTGCGTATGCAGCAGTCGCAGCTTCTGGAAGTCTTCGCGGCTGGGGATCACATCGCTAAGTTCGATCCCGACAGCCAGATGAACGTACAGGATTGCTTGGTTGCTACCGAGTACGCCTCCTACTGCATCTTCCGCAAGAACGACGGCTACCAAATCTTCTCGGACGTAATCTACAACGGCCTCACGGCACGCGCAGGCGTAGCTAAGGTCTACTGGGAAGAGAAGTTCGAGTACACCGACGAGAAGTTCGAAGGCATTGACGAGCTGACGGCCCAAGGCATCGCCGCACAGGATGATGTCGAGGAGTTCGACGGCACGCAGGACCCGGCCACTGGCATGTACAGCGGCACGCTTCTTCGCAAGAAGGACTGCAGCAAGGTTGATATCGACGTACTGCTACCGGAAGAGTTCCTGATCGACCCTATGGCCCGCAACGTCCATACGGCATCCTACTGCGAACACCGCACACCAAAGACCCGTGCGGAACTGATCGACATGGGCCACGACCGCAAGCTCGTTATGGGCCTGCCGACCGATGACGCCAAGGCGCTTCTGTTCTCCCCGGAAGTCTTAGCTAGGACCGGCCCGACTAAGGCCGCCGAGACCTACGACGACTCCATCCAACCTGACATGGACTACCTCGTGTACCACGAGAGCTACGTCAGGATGAAGATTGACCCGAAGAAGGGCGTCCGCCTCTACAAGATTTGCCACGCTGGCGAAAAGCTGCTGGGCGATCCTGAAGAGGTCGATAGGGCCCCCTTCCTTGCCTACGTGCCCCTTCCCGTTCCGGGGGTGTTCTACGGCGACAACTTCGCTGCTCGCGTGGTGCCCGTGCAGAACGCCAAGACCGTGCTTATGCGTGGCATCTTGGACCACACGGCAATCACCACGAACCCACGGTACGCTGTGGTCAACGGTGGTCTAGCTAACCCCCGGGAGCTTCTGGACAACAGGCTTGGCGGTATCGTCAACGTCCGTCGCCCGGACAGCGTTGCTGCTCTCCCGCAGGCTCCGCTGAACCCGTACATCTATCAGACGCTCACGTTGTTGGACGCTTCTAACGAGAAGTCTACCGGCATATCGGCCTTGTCCCAAGGTCTCAACAAGGACGCCATCAGCACCCAGAACTCTCAGGGTCTGGTGGACAACATGATGAAGGCCAGCGGCCAGCGAGCTAAGATTATGGCCCGCAACTTCGCTGACCACTTCCTCGTACCCCTGATGATCGAAGTCATCCGGCTAGCTATCCTCCACGTCAAGCAACCCGAGTTCATCGAGGTTGGCGGCTCGCCGCTTCAGTGCGATGTGGACAAGTGGTCCGACCGCAAGACTTGCACCGTCAGCCAGCACCTTGGCTACGGCGAGAAGGATACTGCGGCCGGTGAGCTTATGCAGGGCTATCACGGCATGGCGCAGGACCCGGCAATCGCCCATATGTTCGGGCCCCCGCAGCGTTACGAGATGCTCAAGGACATTGCCAAGCTGAAGGGCTTCAACCGCTTCCAAGCGTACCTGAACCCGAATGCGCAGCCGTCCCCGCCGCAACCGGCTGATCCGGCCAAGATGATCTCGGCGCAGGCGTCTCAGATGACCGCACAAGCCGCCCTCCAGAGCGTTGAGGTTGACAAGTTCAAGGAGCAGCGCCTCGCTGCCCACGAGCAGGAGACAACTGAGCTGAAGCGGCAAGAGCTGATGCTGAAGGGCATCGAGCACTCGCGTGTCAACGACAGGCAGGACGCCGACACGGCGCACAAGATTGTCAACGACAACGCAGAGCTACAGCTCCAGAAGGCGCAGACCGCGCTGGCTGAGCATAACAAATCGGAAGACAGGACCCACTCAGCTATCGAGGGCGAACGCACCCGCGCCCACGCAGCCAGCGAGGGCCACGCCGACCGGCAAGCAGCTAAAGCAGCGAAAGCTACGATGAAATGAATGAGTTAATCCCCTACCTGCTTCAGCAGCTACAGGGCCGGGGCAGCACTGCTGTCAAGGCACCCGGCACGGCTCTAGAGCGAATGATCCTCCACGGGGAGGTCCA